GCCTGTTTGAGATACGAGTCGAACTGCTCGCGCCTCTCTTTGGCCTGTGCCAGTCTTCCCTCGCGAGCCTGTTGCTCGGCCTCAATTGCGGCACGCTTCCTCGTGAGTCTAACCAAGGCGAGTTCGCACTTGTCTTTGATGGCGAAGGCGTGCCCGCCGCACCTTCCCGCGCCCGCGCCGTGGCTTGGAACCGTGGCACAGGCGGAGTATGCCTGCGTGGCTGAGATGCTCGGCGAGCAGCTCACTAGTGCCGACTACGGGCTGTTATGTACCTATGCCCAAGCCTACGAAGAAATCGCCCTGCACAGTGCCGAGCTGCCGAAGGAGGGCTACTACTTCCCTGGTCAGCGCGGAACGGTCGTAAACCCCCGCCTGCGCGCCCTAGAGACCGCGCGTAAGACCCTTATGGACTGCGCTAATGCGCTGGGCCTTGCTCCCGCCAGCCGCAGCCGCATCGCTAGTATCCGCCCCGCGCAGGGTGCAAACGCCGCAGGCGCGGGGGCCTCCGGGGTGGAGGCCTCGGCTCGCTCTTGCTCGATGCGGCTTGGGGGGGCGGCACAGGGCTCCAAATCGACAGTGCCTAACCGTTCTAGCTCTCTGTTACTCCTTAATCTCGTTATCCCCTATTCTCCATATGTTAGTCTCCCAAAAACCGGAACGCTACCTTAGCCCCAAGGAGCTATCGCTTGAGTTTGAGAAGCGCGGCATAAGTGGCTTTGGGCCAAGGCAGTGCCGCAGCTTGGTGCATGCCATTCTCGAGGACTGGGGGGGCGGCAGCGGGGTCTTGCGTGGCACGCACTGCCGCTTCTCGGTCGCTTATGGCTGGCTGCTCACTCATTCTGGGTGGGTGCCCTTCTCCCGTGTTAAAAAAAATAACTTATGGCCCAAGCCTGTAATTTATTGAAGCCTACCTGTGTCTTTATCCCTCCCCCCCTCCACACCCCACCACCGCCTCCTCTCGTTATGACGCGTAAGCTCACCTCGCTCCCTGCGCTTTACTTGGCCGTTGCGCTGCTGCCCCTTATTCAGAGCGGCTGCGCCACAGCGGCCAAGAGCTTCGCAGAGGGCTGGAAAAATGGGCCCGACCGCAGTGCTGCCCGTGCTCACCGAGGCACGGCCTTTATGCCGAGTTTTGATGGTGCGGGGGGCCTACACTGGCTACACTCAACGCGTCGGCAAGTATGTGTATCAGCACCTACCCGATGGCACGATAATCGGCGTGCGCGAAATCCTGCCGCCGCTGAGCTGGCAGGAGCATTACGACGCGCGAGGCCGCCTTGTTAAAAAGACGCTTAGCCGCTACGTCCATAAGGAGGGCGTACCCCGTGGTACCACTGAACTCTATATTACTATTCGGTATCATTACAGTGCCGATGAGGAGCTTCTGGGGCTTACCACGATCACTCATGGCGAGCACTACGACCAGGCGGTGCATAATGATGCGTTTGGCCGCGGCCTTCCTGCTTATGCGCCCTTGCCTTGGGTGGAGGTGCATAAGTGAGTACTAGGAGCCAGGATCCTTCCCCTGCGCCGACTGGGGCGGCTAAGAAGAGCCGTCGCGGCAAGCCGCCTGCGGCCCCGCGTGGTATCTCACGCGCGAAGAGTTTGCGTAGATAGATAAGGCTGGCGGTGGGCCGCGCGACCCGGCGCGTGAGTTTGCGCAGATGCTGCTCGAAACTCCCCGCGAGCACTGTCGCTGGGTGCATTTGGCGGTGCGGCGGCACTGTGCGGACTTAAAAGCAGCGGCCTTATCGGCGGGCCAGTTCGCTTATGTTTACGAGCCGATCCTTGCGGCGCGGCCCATCCGCTTCGCGCGTGAGTTTCGCATCTACGGCGGGGTTCATTACGGCAAGCCCCTAGAGCTCCTAGCTTGGCAGAAATTCGTTGTCTCGCAAGTCTACGGCTGGCGGGTTCGTGCCGAACCGGCGCGGCGACGCTACACCTATGCCTATATCGAAGTGCCGCGAAAGAATGGGAAGACGGGGCTACTCGCGCCCCTAGGGCTCTACCACTTGTGCTTTACGCCCGCGCGTAGTGTGGTGCAAATCTACTCGGTAGCGACCAAGGAGGATCAAGCAAAGTTAGTCTGGAAGGATGCGATACGGCTGCTGAAGACATCGCCGCGCTGGGCGGCGTTATTTCGCGTGCTCACGCGAAATATTGTCCACGGGCCTAGTGGCAGCGAGTGGGCCCCTTTGGGCTCTGATAGTAAAACCCATGACGGGTTTCGCCCCGATGTGGCTATAATGGACGAGGTGCATGCTTGGCGTGAACGCGAGCTATGGGATGTTATTAGCTCGGCCTTCGGCACGGCCTACTCGCCCCTACTCTTCCAGATTACTACCGCTGGGACGGATATTTCGGGCGTGTGTCGCGAGCAGCAAGGCCGCGTCGCCGATGTGTTAAAGGCAGTCGAGCGCGGCCAGTACACCGGTCAAAAAGGCGATCAAGCGACCTACTTTGGTTGTATTTGGGCGCTCGACAAAACCGACAAGTGGGATGACCCTAAAGCTTGGGCCAAGGCGAACCCCTCGCTTGGCCCGGTAAAGAGCCTAGAGGGCATGCAGCAACTGGCCTTGGCCGCTAAGAAAAGCTCCGGTGCGCGGCGCGAGTTTTTGCTTAAACACCTAAACCAGTGCAGGTCAGGGGGAGGCCTGCTGGCTAGATTCCCTGCAATGGGCCAAGTGTGCGGGGGCTAAAGGTGTGGTGCGGGCTCGACCTAGCCAGCGTGGGGGATACGAGTGCGTTTTGTGCGGTGGCGGCTGACCCCGCTGACCCCCAGCGTCTCTTGGTTGCTTGGCGGTTTTGGCTCCCTAGGGAGCAGATCGGTGCCCGCGGCGAGAAGGACGGGGGCCCTACGACCTATGGGCAAACGAAGGCTACCTGAGCCTTACTAGGGGCACGGTGACTGATGTGGTGCAAGTCGAGGCCGACATTGTCGAGACCTTGCGCGGCTACGGCCTATTGTGTGCGAAATTCGCCTATGACCCTGGGCATGAGCAAGGTGTGGCTCAACGCCTTCAAGACACCCACCGGCTGCCTATGTTTTTGTGCGCGCAGACCTACACCGCGCTCGGCCCCGCGACCGATGAGTTAGAGCGGCTCGTAGTTAGCGAACGGCTCGCCCACAGGGGTAATCCTATGGCGGCGGCGCAAGCGGCCTGTGTGGTCGTGCGCGTAGGCCCCTATGGGGGCGTAGCCCTGCCAAGGGTCGCTCGCGGGGCCGCATCGATGGCATTGCCGCCCTAGTTGATGCGCTTGCCGCCCGCGCGGCTGACTTAAGCGAGGCCGGGAAGTCTAAAACCTTCGCCGTGTATTTCGACTAATTGGCGTGCGCCCCGTCGCCTGAAGTATCGCTGTGGGGGGTGCTAAAGTGGGGTAACTTTGCGGTCGGCCCTCGGTCTGGCGGGGGCTTGGGTGGGCTAAGAAAAGCCCCCTCTATTTTTAAGCCGCCCGCTCCCTTGGTTCGAGAATGCCGGTATTTCTCGGCCGCGCCTGAGTTGCGCCCCGCCGAAGCGGGGGGCAAAGTGAAGTGGGGGGCACTTCCCCGGGTGCGCGGCTACGCCGCCTTATTTAATACTCGCAGTGAGGACATGGGCTTTGGCGAGTATTCCTTGTACGAAGAGATTCGCCCCGGTGCCTTCGATAATCTTTCTTATGAAAACGTCGTCGCCCTGTTTAACCACGACCAAAACCTGCCTCTAGCCCGCAGCGGCGCGGGCCTACAATTAGGCGTCGATACCCGGGGGCTTTGGTATGAGTTTGAGCTGCCCGATACTAGTATAGGGCGCGACCTAGGCGATTTGCTTAAGCGCGGGAGTTCGGCGCAAAAAGAAAGGATGTCTCAAACGATGACTATCCCTATTTCGTGAATGGGGGCTATGCTCTTGGGTGCTGGGTGCGGCGCAAACGGGAAAAAGAGCGGCGCGCGTCGTAGGAAGCGTGACCTACGCGGCCACGAGCTCACGGGCCTTGCGCGGGCGACCGCCCAAGCGGCCATTGCGCCGCACAGCGGCCAGCTTCGCAGGGCTCTTCGACTTGCCGCCGAGGCGGCCAAAGGCCGAGGCGGCAAGGGATACCCCCTTCACCGGCGGCGGGATCGGGTCGCCGTCCTCTAGGTTGACTCTGATATTTAGTCCCAAGACTTCGCGGCACATGCGCACGGCTTCATCGGGTGTTTGTCCGTCGCCCTTTACCGCATCCCAGCCGATCACCTCGGCGATAAAGCAGCCCTCATTGAGGGCTAGCCCGTGCGCATCGTAGTAAATCCGGTATTCGTAGTCGTATAGATTAATAGCCATGATTAATAAGCTCCTTCTTGAATTGGCGGACTTGGTAGTCCTTGGCTTTGCCCTTCTTAGACTGGATGTTTATCTGCTCCCAGCCGTCTTGTTTGTAGACCTCATGGCTGCCTTCTTGCCCTCTGAGGGTGTAGCCCACACCCTTTATCGCACCCTTAAGGTCTGCAAAGTCGAGATTTTCATAATGGGTTTGGGCGAGAATTTTTGCGACGGTCTTCTTCCAGCGGGCCATGCATTCATTAAAAACCTAACGGCTTTCATTTAGCAAGCTCCAATCCTTCCTTTTTCTTCACAAAAAAACCATAACCAACGACGGGGGTCCAGCGAGGCCCTCGCCAGTAAAATCAATCGAAGATTGTGAGACTTAATCCGCCGCCAATTATCCCCGACCAGATTGCGCAGTATCACCCGCCGCTTGAACCCGCACAAGTCACACGCGGGCCGACCGGCTCGCCCGTGAAGAAGTTCGGCCCGCCCGTGCAAATCTGGGTAGGCGAGCTTACTGGCTTCACCTCAATGAGTGAGAGCACACAGGGCGGCGCACACCGCGCCCAGTTTGTCACCCGCTTTATCACCCGCTACCGGCCCGACTTTTTGCCCAACGGGCGGCTCGAAGTCGGGGGCAGGAAATACGAGCTTACGGGTATCACCCCTGCGCCAAACACCGTCCGGCGCACTTGGCTGCATTTACACGCGATGTCGGCGCGATGAGTTACGCGGCCACAAGCTCACGCACCTTCTTGGGCCGCCCTGCCTTTTGCGCATTTCTGCGCTGCGCGGCTAGCTTCGCAGGGCTGCGCGACTTACCGCCTATACGGCCAAGAGCCGCAGCGGCAAGACTCACGCCCTTCACCGGTGGCGGGATCGGGTTTCCCGTGCGTAGGTTCGACTCAATTGATAGTTCTAAAATCTCGCGGCACATAGCGGCGGCCTCGGCAGGGGTTTGCCCATCGCCTTGGACGTGTTCCCAGCCAATAACCTCGGCCAAAAAAGCTCCGCCCGAGTTGAGTGCCTCGGGGTCGTAGTAGGTGCGAAACTCGTAGTCGTTTAGATTAATAGCCATGATTAATAAGCTCCTTTTTAAATTGCCGGACTTGATAGGGCTTGGCCTTCCCGTTTTCGGGTTGCAGGTGCATCGGTTCCCAGCCGTCTTGCTCGTAAGTGTCGTGGCTGCCCTTGGTGCGCGAGTAGCAGTAACCTACCCCTTTTACCGCGCCCTCAAGGTCTGCAAAGTCGAGATTACGAAAGCGTGTCTCAGCGAGGATCTTTGCGACGGTCTTTTTCTAGCAGGCCATGCATTAGAAGGAAATAGAAACGCTTCTATTTAGCAAGCCCCTTGCGCAACTTTTTCTCCAAAACCCCCGCGCAGCCGCACATGAACGCTACGATACGCCTCGCCCTGATTACTCGCCTCTGCGAGCACCCGCTTTTGGGTGCGCCGGAGGTCTCGCTGTGGTTTGGGCATGCGCCCGACGAAGCCCCACCGCCGGTCGTCCTCCTCACGCTCGATAACGACAAGCGGCTGCTCAGCCACTCTGGGCCGGTGGGCTTAGCCGAAGCCGATTTCTCTGTAGACGTGTGGGCGGGTGACGATGAGGCCGCCCAAGCTCTACGCGAGTCGGCAAAAGAGCAGTTAAGCGGCTTCGCGGGCGCGGTCGATGTAGATGGCGGGCAGGGCGGCACGGATACGGCCCAAATCGGCTACTGCATCCACCAGAGTAGCAGCGAGGACTACGACGCGCAAAACACCCTAGCGCATGCACGGGCGAGCTTCAGCCTTGGTTATAAAACGTGAGTAAGCGCGTGGCGGCGCGGTGGGATAAAGTGGGCTAACTTTAGGCCGGATTAAGGGTGCGCGCGCGCGGATAGTCTTGGGGTATGGCCTACGGACACACTTACGGGCTCACGCTCGAAATCTACGACACCGCGAACACCGCTTATGTTACAATCGGCGGCGTGCAGTCGATTACTCCGCCCTCGGTCGTCGCTGGTGACCCTATTGAGGTGACAAACCACACTAGCCCTGGCGGCTGGCAAGAGCATATTCATAACCCCCTGCGCGGGCTCACTGAGGTGAGTGGGAACATGTATACCGACATTACCGATGTGGGGCAGAACTTGCTTCGCGGAAGTGTCGGCTCGACGCAACGTTTCAAGATTACGCTGCCTTCGCGCCCTGGGCAGGCGATCGAGTTTAACGCGGTGGTCTCTACGATCACTAACGGCACCTTCGAGATGGAGAGTGTCGATAGCCAAGACTTCACCCTCAAGCCCACTGGTGGGCCTCTCTAATTATTTCCATGAGCACTCAAGCACCGACTCTTACTCTCAATGGCGTGGCGTATCCGCTGCGCTGGGATTTTGCCGCGATCTACCGCCTCTGGGAGGCGGGCTTAGGTTCCTCAATTAGTAATCTCGGGCAAGACTCGGGCGACTTTAAGGCACTTATTGACGTGCTTTGGGCCTGCCTGCCTGATGCTGCGCATGAGGCATTGGCCGCCCGAAGCGAGGGCGATAAGCCTGTTTGTCTCGCGGGCCTGCTTTCGGATCAGGGGGTAAGCATGGGGGAGTTTGTTGAAATCTTCGGTAAGGTCTTCGCCGTGGGAGAGCCGATAAAAAAAAACGCTACGAGCACCTCGCTTTCGCACGGCTAGAGCTTGGGCTAACGCTCTCGGAAAAGGAGCTGCTCGCTATGCGCCCGGCTGAGTGGCAAGCGCATGTGGACGCCTACTTAAAGAGGGAAGCGCGGGCGCGGTCGTGGGAGTGTCGCCTACATGGGCTGCGGCGCAAAAACGGGGCTGCCCTCACAGACGATGACTTCCTGCCCGACGAGTTGAAGAGCGTAAACCCGCGCGACCCAGAGGCTGTCTTCGCCGCCTTCGGCGAAGCGTTCGCCCAAGTGGACGGGCCGCCTCCCGGTGCCGAGCTTAGTGCGCGGCACGATTCTTTCCCCGTCGATCATCCCCCTGCCTCTTCCTGCTTTTCCTAAATGAAAACTAACCCTTGAAGCGAGTGCGGCTAGGGAAGTGCTCAAGTTAATTGAGGAGGATTTCCGCGCACCGCTCGCGCAACGTGCCCTTACCAAAGCGGCGCGCATTATGCACAAAAAGGCCAAGGCAAACGCCGAGGCCGCCAAGGAAACCGGGCTTTTGGCCTCTAAGGTCAGCGTGCGTGGCAAGAAGCCCTACGAGGTGAAAAGAGACATTGATGTTTTCGCAGGCGTGGGCACGGTGGGCGGGGGTAAGAAGGTTGAGCGGGTAAAAGGCCGCTTTAGGGGAGATGGCCGGCAGGGCGAGAGCTACAGCTACCGCTTCTCCACGCCCCGAAACTACGCGCACCTAGTCGAAGGCGGCGTGGGTAAATATGGGATCGCGCCGCGACCGCTCTACAAAGCCGCCCATACCGCCTCGCTGCACGAGATGGAGCAGCAGATAATGAAGACCGTGCATAAGGGCTTTGAGATAGCGGTTAAGAAGGGTAAGGCTAAGCACCCTCTTCCTGCCGCTGCCCAAGGCTAAGGGCTCCTCTCACTTTAAGTGTGCGAAAAACAGGCACACAAAACCCACCGCCAAAAGCAGGGCTAAGCTAAACGGATTGAGCAGCAAGAAAACCAAGCCCTCAAGTAGTCCAATAGCCCAAGTAGCCCAACCTAGTTTCTGCGAACAATCGCGTTTCATCCCCCTAACCCTAAGCCCCCGATTCCCATAAGAAGGCCAACAAAGACCTGAAGGACTTGAAGGCGCAAGTGCGCAAGCTCCAGCCCTTGCTCAACATGACCAAGAAGGCCCTAATCTCCCTAGGGGGCATGGGCTACGCCTTCTACCGCTTGGTCGATGGGGCACATAAACTCGGCGATGAGGTCACTAAGCTCTCGGCGGCGTGCGGTGCCTCCACTACCGACCTGCAAGTGCTGGGTCGCGTGGCTGCCCAAAACGGCGCGAAGTTCGAAGATATGAGTAAGGCGGTGCTGGCCCTCACTAAGAGCACCCAAGCCGCCGCCAATGGGAACGAGGGCCTCGCCGACCGGTTTGCTCGGCTCGGAGTCGACCTGACTAAGTTTAAGGCCCTGTCGCCTGAGCGACAAATGGAGCGGCTGGGGCTGGCGGTAAATGCAGCCAGTGACAAGCAGGCGGCCCTTGCCGAAGTTATGGCTCTGGTGGGCCAAGACGCCGCCCCAAAACTCATGCGCTCGCTCCAAGCACTCGGCGAAAGCGGCTACGACCAGTTAAGGGAAAAGGCTGTCGAAGCCGGAGAGGTGATGAGTGAGGGGGGCATCGAAGCGCTCGCGCGCATCGACCAATCCCTAAGCGACATCGGGCACCGCTTCAAGGCCTTCGCCGCCGAGTGGAGCGAGGGCGCGATGCTTATCTATGATGCGTGGGTAAAGACTGATAAGGTGACCGACGCAGCGGCACAGGCACTGGATTTGCGTGCGAAATTCGGCGGCATAAACAACCCCCGCGTCGCCAAGGCGGCCATAGAGGCCGCCGCAGCGGCACTCGAAGTGGGTAATGCGGCCTCGGCGAGGTTCTGGCTAAAGGACTCTCAAGAATGGATGGATAACGCCAAGGCACTCCTTGAGAAAAACCCGAAGCTGCCCGTCGCGAAACTCGTCGGCGAGTATGAGGCCCTGCATGAACGCTTGGGGCAAATCGACGAGCGGGCCGCCTCGCGCAAAACTGAGCTTGAGCGCGTCGCTGCCGAGACGCGCCGCGTGACCCAAGCCGCTGAAATCAAGGCCAAGGAGGATGCTGTCCTAGCCGAATTAGCCCTCGTCGAAGCCGAGCAACAAAAGCTGGCCGACATTACCCTAGGCATCGCCCGCGCCCACGCTAGGCAACGCGCCGAGGCTGAGAAACAAGCCCAAGAGGCACTTCGGCGCAGCGTGGATGATACCCTTGCCTCGCTCGCGCAGTTCGAGTTTGATTCTCTCGCGCCCTCCGAGCAACTGCGTGCGCGGACCGAAGAGTTCTGGACGCGCGTCCAAGAGCTGCAAGCCCAAGCGCAACTCTCCACCGAGGAGCTTACCCGCGCTCGGGCCATGTATAACGAGAAACTGCGCGAGGCGGGCGAGCTCCTCGGCCAGGAGCAAGAAAGGGCCGCCTTCGAGGGCCTCGCAGAGGGCGTCCAAAACTTAATCGGCGAGTTCGAGCGGCTCGATGGGGTTGTTGAGGGGCAGCTCTCTGGTGCGATTAAGTCCTTCGTCGAGACCGGCACTGCCGACATGAAGAAGATGGGCAAAGCGATCCTCAACGAGGTCATCCAGTCCATGCTCAAAGCCCTCGTCTTAAAGCCGCTGCTGACCGGCCTAGGCGGCATGTTTGGCGGGGCAGGGGGCGGGCTTTTTGGCGCAATCGGCAAGGGGCTTACTGGCTTAGCGGGCGGCATCGGTGCACGCGCCAGCGGCGGGCCGGTCACGGGCTCTCGTCCGTATCTGGTCGGCGAACGCGGGCCCGAGCTGTTCGTCCCCCCTGTAAGCGGTAATATCATCAATGCAAGCAAGACCGCCGCTGCACTGGCGGGAGACACCGCGACAAGTGGCGGTCGGGGGCCGCAAAATGTGTATCAAATCGACGCGCGCGGGGCCGATATGGGGGCCGTCCAACGGCTCGAAGCCGCGCTGTTTAAACTCGCCGGGCCGGGCGTCGTCGAGCGCAGAGCACGCGCGAGCGAGGCCGAGCGCGCACGCCGTGGCGGGGTCGCGTTACACAGCGCGACACCAAGGTGGGGTAAAATGGGCTAAGTTTGTGCGGTGCACGGCGGGTGCGTGGGCGCGAGTATGTGGCGCATTATGGTGGTACCCCTACCGGCAGACTTACCGATTGCGGCGATAGAGCTGCGGCCCAACACGGTCGTGGGCGTCAGCCGCTCGCCGTTTACGGGGCAGTCCCAAATCTACCGCTGGCCTGGGCAGTGGTGGGAAGGCACCGTCACGCTGCCGCCCATGCGCTGGGAGGTCGCTAAGAAGTGGGCGGCCTTCCTCGTCTCCCTAAACGGCCCCGAAGTGGCCTTTGTCCTGCGCATGGATCACTCGCTGCGAAACACCGGCATCACTGGCCCCGCCGTGCACGGCTGGCAGGGCGGTGCAGGCGCGACGAACGGTAGCGAGTGGCTGCCAGTCGCTAAGTGGGGTAGCACGGCCGTAGGAGCTCCAGAGGTAGGCGACTACCTGTATTTCGGCATTCCCGAGGGCGACGCCCTACACCAAGTCACTGGCGGGGTAGTGACCGATGGGGAGGGAAATGTCACCGGCGTGAATGTGTGGCCCCGGCTGCGCGGAAACAAAGTCGGCCACTCCTTCGCCTTCCTAGCCCAAGGGGCCTTTCGGCTAAAGCAGGCGCCCTCGTTCTCGCTCGATGCGGCCCGCATCACCGAGGGGCTCACTTTCGACATTATCGACGCAGCGGGAATGTAGTTAATATAACACTACAATGACACTCGTTCACCACAAACCCGCAACCCCGATGGCGCGGGGGGGGGCGACGCGCCGCACAATAGAAAGGTCTGCAAGCCTTGCGTGACTTACCTGCCAATTTCGCCCCCTCTCTGAGTAATCGCGTCCTCGCGCCCGCCTTCTTCGTGCACCTGGCTTGGCCCACTGGCGAGGTGTATG